AAACGAACTCGCCGAGTCACTAACACAGAACATTTTTGCTGAAGCTGTTAAAGGCTTAGCAGAAACTCAAATTGAAAAACTCCGTGCTCTATCGGAAGGACTTGATTATGAGAATGTCGAGGATTTTTCTAACAAACTTAATACTTTGAAAGAATCATACCTTGAAACTAAAACAGGCAAAACATCAGATTTATCTGATGAGCAACCAGTAGAACTTGACGAAGAAGTTAAGCCTCTACCAGGTGGCATGGCTAAGTATGCAGACGCAATTGCGCGTACTGCTAGAAAGTAACTCGTAACAATATTTTAAGGGGAAATTAAAATGGAATCAAATTACGAAACTCTTCAGAACAAGTGGCAGCCAATTATTGAGCACACTGACTTACCTGAAATTGGGGACAGTCATAAGAAATCAGTAACTGCAGTTTGTTTGGAGAACACAGAAAAGGCAATCAGAGAAGATAGAGGTTTTTCACCAAACTCACTACTTGCTGAGGCACCTACAAACGCTACAGGATCAGGCGTTGATAACTATGATCCAGTTCTAATCAGCTTAGTACGTAGAGCAATGCCTAACTTAGTCGCTTATGACTTAGTTGGTGTACAGCCTATGACTGGACCTACTGGTTTAATATTTGCTATGAGAAGCAGATACACTAACCAATCAGGAACTGAAGCTTTTTATAACGAAGCTAACGCAGAGCATTCATCTATCGCTGGGACAGGTGGAAGTAATACAACTATCGGTTTAAGCCAACACGGTGATCAACCTTCAGGAAATAGTACTTCATACAACTTCCAAGCTGGTATGACTACTGCTAATGCTGAATCTTTAGGTGAGTCAAGCGGAACTAATTTTGCTGAAATGGCTTTCTCAATCGAGAAAATTGCTGTTACAGCTAAATCAAGAGCCCTAAAAGCTGAATATTCAATGGAACTTGCTCAGGATCTAAAAGCTATTCATGGCTTAGATGCTGAAACAGAACTTGCAAACATTCTTTCAACAGAAATCTTAGCAGAGATTAACAGAGAAATCGTAAGAACAGTTAACTTAGTTGCTGTTACTGGTGCACAACAAAACGTTGCTACAGCAGGATCTTTCGACTTAGACGTTGACTCTAACGGTAGATGGATGGTTGAGAAGTTTAAAGGTCTTATGTTCCAAATCGAAAGAGAAGCTAATGAGATCGCAAGAGGAACAAGAAGAGGAAAAGGTAACATCATGTTATGTTCTTCTGATGTTGCTTCTGCACTTCAAATGGCTGGCGTATTAGATTATACACCTGCTCTTAACTCTAACAATCTACAAGTTGATGATACTGGCTCTACTTTTGCTGGTGTTCTTAACGGAAGAATCAGAGTATTTATCGACCCATACTTTACTCCTACAAGTGGTGTACATTACATGACTGTTGGTTATAAAGGGTCAAGCGCTTTTGACGCTGGATTATTCTACTGTCCGTACGTACCATTACAAATGGTTAGAGCGGTTGGTGAGAACACATTCCAACCAAAAATTGGATTCAAAACTAGGTATGGAGTTGTTGAAAACCCATTCGCTAGAGGTACTACTGCATTAAGTGATGCTGGTGCTCTTGATGACAATGCTAACAAATACTACAGAAGAGTATTAGTTAAAAACATTATGTAATCTTAACCGATTATGTTTTAAAGGAGGCTTTGGCCTCCTTTTTTTTTGTAAAAAATTCGTTATAGCCGTTGACTTCAAATCAACTATAGGAGATAATAGTTGTATGTTAAGTAAGGAGAACCAAATGACTAAATTCAATAAAGAAGACTTCACGTGGGATGGAATGTATCTAATGTACAGAGGACGTCACACTAATTCAATCGACATGGATGTTGCACATCCTAAATGTCATCCTTCATGGAAAGGATTACCTAAGCCAGAATTCATTGCTAGGTTTAAGTATGGCTACAAGCCTTACAAAGCATGGATCAACTTCCTTGTTAAGAATGTTTATGTAGAACAGTATTTAGAATTGGCTGATGAGATTCATCCTAAGCCAGCAATGAGAGCTTTAGGCTACGGAGGTAAGTAATGGAAGGTTTAAGAGATTATATAGAAGTGGGTTTAGATACATGTCAGTTCACTGACAACGAGCTTACTGTTACAGCTATCATAAAAGCAGTATCTGCTAACAGTTTAACTGTCAAGCCTATCAGTAGAATGGGCAAGAATGTTTACGAATCAAACTTAGACACTACATTCAAAGAAATGTTTTTACCTAGAAGTTCTTTTGACAAGATAGGTTTAGAGATTTGGAGTGATGGAAGAGGGTGTGATAACTCTGCAATCGGCTGTAGTGGTTACTATGAATCATATAAATTTTTTGAAGAAAATTTGTAATAACTGTTGACTTCAAATCGAGTATTTGGGATAATAGATGTATGTTAAGTAAGGAGAACAATATGAAAAATTTTGAAATAAAAAAAGACTTTTACAGCTTTGATGGTTTAGGTAAAACTAGAGAAGAATCTGAGAGACCTAACGGAGTAAATATTATGGATTGCTACCTATTAGCAGGCCGTACCTATAGAGCTCTAGGAAACGACCAAGGTCTTTTTACTAATAGAACATATGAAGATGTTGCTAAGAATGCTACTCAAGCATATGTTGATAACGATGGAATCGTAAGATGGAAGTCTAATGGTAGAACACCTTTTGGTGACATGCTACTTGATTTCTTTATTCAAGGTCATATAGATGAAGTGACTATGGTAGTGTCAGCTGTTGCTCAAGAAGAGAGTAATGATGATTTCTGGGACAATTGTGAAATTGTTAAGTTCAAGTGTCCTGAGACTGGTGAGTCAATGGTTAGATTTGTACCTAACGATGAGGCTTTTGTTGAAGACAATGAATATAATGAGCAATTGCACAGGAGTGTTGCATGATTGATATACTTCAAGAAACAACTGACTGGGGCAAGCAACCAGTAGCTAATGGCATATATCATGTCAACGGAGCTGGACAACTGGTTCAGCATAATGATAAAGTTTTTAAGACTCCTATCAAGCAGTTTAGTAAAGCAAGAAGGACGTTTAAAAAAATTGGTCAAAGACCAGAGGAGAGCTAGATGATAGAATTTTTAAACCAACCACTATGGGGTGGAAATGTACAAGGGATAATTGTTGGTACCTTATCAATGATTGCTTTTGCGTATGTGTTTTATATCGCAATAAGAAACGATTTTAAGCGTTGACTTATAAATAGTTAGGTAGTATACTTACTACTGACATTCACACACACAGGAGGAATTATGTCAAATACAAAATCTGGGTACGAGATCCGTGCCGACTTACTAAGTATGGCTCAGTCTATACTAATCGAAAACTTACAAAGGAAAAATGATGCGGTCTATCTGCACAATGATAATTTTCCTAATGATAAGAAACCTTTGGTTACTAAATCAATCGACGCACAGGATATTATTGCTGTGGCAGGCGAATTGAATGAGTTTGTAAACGAGAAGTAAACTTAACCTGCTCGTAGCTCAATTGGATAGAGCATTAGCCTTCTAAGCTAAGGGTTGTAGGTTCAAGTCCTACCGAGCAGGCCAAATTTAGTTAGGTGTTGACTTATAACACGAAATAAGGGAAGATAAATACTGTTATGGCAATTCAACCAACAAACACTAACTTCTTATCACAATTAGGTGCTAAGTTTGTATTAAAGAAAATACCTAATGTAAATTACTTTATACAGCAAGTAGCATTACCTTCAGTTGATTTAGGAGAAATACAAGTACCTACACCTATGAGTAATAGGTTAAAGTATCCAGGAGATCTAGTTACCTTTGGTGATCTAGTTATAACATTTAGGGTCGATGAGGATTTGAATAACTATAAAGAGTTATATAATTGGATCCTATCAATGTCTCGTGTTGAAGATTTTGAGTCAAGCACAGCTTGGGCAAATGAACAAAGTGCGGGTAGTGATGAAAGAGTCTTTAGTGATGCTACATTAACTATACTTAACAGTGCAATGAATCCTAATCAGGAGATTACATTTAAAGATGTATTTTGTGCTTCACTTTCAGACTTGCCATTCACTACACAAGCAGCAGACGTTGATTACATCGAGTGTACTGCAACATTCAAATATAGAAGTTTTAAAATTAGTTAATGAAAATAAATGAATTCTTAGATGCAGCAAGAGCTGGCATCGTAACGGTGACGTTTAAAAAAATCAACAGTGAAGAGATCAGAGTAATGCCATGTACATTGAATTCTGATATTCTTAAAGAGAATGGAATAGAAATAAGTATTAATAAAATATCAGATGACTCAGATCATCTAGTATGTTTTGCTATGGATAAAAAAGCATGGAGATCCTTTAGAGTTAATACAGTTATAGAATGGAGTATAGGTGAACCAGAAGAAAAGGTTAGCGATAAAGGAAGCGATAGTTGATACAGCAGTAGGGACAGCCATTATGGCTCCTCTTAATTTTGTTATTATTTCTATCTGTTTTTCGTTGTCTTTTAATGCGTTACAGACTACAATAGCCTGTACAAGTGTGTTGTTTTTTATTGCGGTAGCAAGGAAGGCAACTATTAGATTATATTTTGAGAAACATAATGACATTAGAAGAAATACAAGCACTGTGGAGTAAAGATGCTCCTGTTGATAGAACAGAATTAGCAACTGAGGCTAGTAGAATCCCTCAGCTACATTCTAAGTACTTTAAGATATTCTCTACAGAGAGATTGCTATACAAGAAATTAGAACAACAATCAAAACAATTGTGGAAGGACCTATG